CATTACGCTACCCTCTCTAATTCTGACATCATATCATACATTCTAGCGGCTCCAACATCTCTGTCTCCACCACCAGCGCCTCTTACTGCTTTAGCAGTGAGTACAAACTCACCATCAGATAACATTGCTGGAACAGAATCGCTTGTTCCAGTGCCAGGTCCTTCAACTTCACCACCATCTGCTAGTGTTTCTGCACCTTGTCTTTCTCTTAAAGTTTTAAAATACTCTGCTCTTTCTTCTTCATCGTCTAAATTAAATGTCTTTCCATCAATAAGACCAGTGCCTAATCTGGTTCTTCCCACTGGATAAGGTCTTTGAGTCACTTTTTCCATCTGAGGTTCTTCTTCTAATCCACCACTCAAAGCAGTCAATCCAGCTGTGCCTAAAGTAGCAATTCCAACTGGACTTGTAGCAAAATCTTTTAGTGTGCTCATAATTCCAGTCGGAGCACTCGATTGTTGTACCGCCGTTACTGTTGCAGGATCAAATATTTCAGGTCCAGTAATATTTGCAGCAGAACCAGTTACACCTGCCGTTCCAGAAGTTGGTGTAGCACCAGGTCCAAAAAACTTACTACCTGCATATCCAGCAATACCACCCATTAACCCAGCTTTCAAAGCATCTTCTGTATCACCACCTGCAACTAGAGTTCCTATGCCAGTACCCAAAGCAGTACCAAGGAAAGGAGTACCAAACGAAAATCCTATTGCACCACCTATGATTGGTGCTGCTTTTTTTAAAATTTTTGTAAAACTTTTAAATATTCCCATATCAAATACTATATCACTTATGTTACAACTTTAACAGTACCATTATCATTAAATAATGCACCACTTTCAAGACCCGCGTCACTTGTGGGCAAATCTGTCAAAGTTATCTTTGTGCCTCTAAGTTCACCAGGATTTTGTAATTGTGTTACTAACTGACTTAAACTTCTTATCATTTCGTTAAAATACTGAACATCATACTCATCTGGTGGCAAAGAAAAATTTGGTGGTACAAGTTGTCTGCTCATCTATCTCCATCCGCTCTTAAATCTACTCTAACTGTTCCAAGTCTCCAGTTAACTTTTTCAGTTGTGCTTTCTACTCTAAGTCCAAATGATCTTCCACGCAACCTTAAATGATTAAGCTCCGTGGTTGGTGTTACAGTGTTCGTTGACGTTTTAATAAACCCACCACCTGGACTACGTTGTGCTTTGAGAGAAAAGATAGCTTGTTTATCGCTTGTATTTATGTCAGAGTCGCTATTATCAAAACTTACATCAGGTAACATTCTTCTTAAAAATACAAACTGATCTCCATCTTGCACATCTAAAGGACTTGATTCAATAAAAGACGTAAATGCAGTGCCATCATCATCATTCCCTTTTTCGTGATCGTAAACTAAATTAGAGCTAGTTGCTTTTGGATATTGATATACACCTCTGTCTATCCAAGATGTTCGAGCCAATGAACCTACATACCAGATCTTTTGATCGTAATTATATATAACATATTTGTCGTTCTCTCCAGTGCCACCATTGGAAAGTGAATTGCTTTGTGAGGGATAAAACCAAAACACTTCTCCAAAAGCAGAGTTTACTCCTGCATAGATTTTATCAGATTGTGATTCATTAAAATCTCGAAAAACATGATCTCTTACAGAACAAGGTATGACTTGCACACGACCATCGTAAATATAAAAACGATCATATCCCATCCAGAACACAGCATCACCAACGGCTACCGCGCTGTTGAAACCCCTTACAGTTATATTACTAGCAAGTTGATTAATACCAAAAGTAAATGGTGCTCCTATAAACTGCATACTATGAACAGAAGTATCTGTTAATACGATAATTTCTCTTCTTGTTTTGACTGCGGTAACAATTTCTGAGCCAGAACCAATTCTTAAATCGCCTGCCGTATTTGTCCTAGTAGGTGTCCAAAAAAATGGATTTTCTTGTGAGCTAAATCTAATAAGTAGTCTATCTTGTGCCGTTGATCCGAGTGGATTAGCACCAAAGCAAATAACATGACGATCTCTTTCAGATACAATGACTTTTCTAGATTTAGTTGGAGCTGCGTCTGATAGTTCTATTAAGTTCTGTGCTCTTGTGGTCAAGCCATTTGACTTATCCCAATAAAAAACAAAGCCATCTTTTTCATTAAATATTAGATCCTCACCAAAATTATCTTGTGACCACAAACGTAAGGTGCCACCAGAGCCTGCTGTTTCAGTGGAGGCAGATCCCCAACCTTCTGCTCCCCATGTACCAGCTCCCCAACCATTTCCTGGAACAACGGTATTAATTCCAACATTAAGTTGATACTCTGCATCTGTTGAACCAGCACTAGACAAAGCAGCTGCTGCATTATCAGATAATGTTATAGTATAAGTCGCTGGTGTAGGAACAGTTACAAGTTGATGTTCACCGTTAAGTTGTGTGTTAAGGCTAGAGTTTCCTGTGTTAGCGTTACTAAGTGTTACAAAATCGCCTACTTTCGCACCATGATTTTCATCATTAACAGTTACAGTTGTACTATCAGTTGCTGTTATAAAAGTTATTGCCATTTTAACCTACAGATATTGTCTCATTTCTAGTATCTTCTACAGTTACGTCTCCTACTTGACCAGTAGCAAAAAGATTAGCAGAAACTGGTCTTTGTACGGTTTCTACAGTTACTGTTCCAACAGAGGTTGTTCCTAATATTCTTAAATTATTTTCTGGATTGGTTGATTTTACAAGATATGCAGATTCTAACACCACTGTTCCGAGTCCACTAGTTCCAGCTACACCAGAGACTAAAAATGCTACGGTGTTTCCATTTATGTCAAAAACAACTTCTCCACCAACAACTTTTCTTCTAATAGGAGTTATGTCGTTAAAAGTTTCTGATTCTTCAATATAAAATTTTACTTCTGTGCCTAACCCAAGATATTTATTACCCTCTAAATTTGCCCAAGCATGTAAAGATCGAGAGGTTCCTAGAAAGGTGCTTGATGAATACTTCTCCCATCCACCAATTTTTTCTGGATACCCAAAACGAAAGCGAACTTTATCACAATCATTCCATCCACCTTTGTTTGAATAAGAAGTTGTTTCTTTATTAATTCCAGGTCTAAAGTTTAAACTTGTTATAGGCATGAGATATTTTAACCCAAATTTCTAATAATGACAATCTGTAACTCTTCATCGTTTATTTTTTAATTTTTTAAGTTTCGCTATAGGGTTTTTAAAAAATGGCACATACATAAGACTATCTTTTTCTGTTGCTATATGTTGATGTAATACTACTTTTGCATCCGTTAAAGGCACAATATGAACTAAAGGCGTTCCTGCTTCAATCAAAACACGAAAAGGCTCTTTTCTTAATGTAAAATTAATATTGGTTGAACGAGCATATTTGTAATCTATTACACCATTAACTGCTTGTAGTTGTGGAAATCTAGTATTCCAAAAAGTATTTGTAAATAACATCTTGCAAGATTGTTTACTTTTTATCCACCAAGGACTTTCTAACTTGTGCATGGTGTAATAATCTGAGTTCGCTTTCCACACATTGTCTGGATCCCAGTGAGTTAAACCTTTTTCTAGACTAGCTTTCATATCAAAGTAAATTTCTCCATCGTTTGTCGTATCTATTAAAAAATCTGTCCATAAGGGTATAACAAAACCCTCTTTATATAAATCTATTATTCCATTGCAGTGTTTAAAACTGGTTTTGAAATTTAATGAAGGAAAAGTTTCATCTATTTGTTTTGAGCTTGGTATTTTTTTAAACCAAGACGGAATTACATCTTTAGCATATTTCAAAGGAAACAATTCAAATAAAGTTTCCTCTGTGCAAAAACAATCTAAATGAATTTTCGGCTTTTTGTTAAATAAACTAATCACTAGAAATAATAGTCGTTTCTCGTTGTGCCATCTTACCGAGTTTGTTAGTCTTTTGAGATATTGATTTAGGCTGAATTATTTTTGGTATTGGATTTATCATATTACGTTTATATCCTTCATGTACGTCATGTCCCCAATAATTAATGTTTATCGTTACTCTATATGGTACATTTGTTGGTGAGCTACTTGCATGTGGTTTAGTTGGATCAAAAAACAACAAACGATTAGCTTTTGATTCTATTTCTGTACCACACTCCATAATTGTTGGAGCATCACAATCTTGTAAATAAAATAATGCACCACTGTGTGGAAAAACAGCGTCTTGGTGCATTGCGTGTTGCTCTACTTTTCCAGACTGGCTTTTAAAATACATGTTAGCTTTTATTCTATGCAAACCCCATATATTCATTTTTGAAGTTAAATATAAAAAAGGCTCTAAATATTGAACATTTTTCCATTGAACGTCAAATCTATCTGGTGCATGAAACATTAAAGTTGCAAAATACATATCATCATTTTTGGTATCGTTGTTGTTAATTCTACCCGACAAAAACCAAGGGAAGTTGCCGTTTGGGCCTAACATATTTGCTAATTCACCAAATTCATTTACTGGTAAAAAGTTATCGTATATTACATAAGTCATATTTTTCCTTTATTTAAAAAGAGGACCTAGCCACCAACAAACTAAACTATATCTAATTCCTTTAGTAACTGGTGTCACTCCGTGTTTGAGATAAGATGGAAAGAATATCACTGTGCCTTGTGCAAGTGAATCTTCCTCCTTAAATTTTTCTGAATCATCTGGAAACTGAAAACGTCCACCTTCATAATATTCTGGAGAAGTAAGTTGTAAAGACATTGACAACTTTCTAACAATACCGTCTTTTGGAACTTCATCATACACTCCATCAATATGTGGTTTGTAAAACCCTTGATTTTTTTCATCGTATTTCGTTACTTGAAGAGCTTCAGGATTGATTAAATCAAAACCATAGAACTGTTGATTTACGTCTCTTACAAGTTCTATTATAGGTTTATAAATTTCAAAATGTTGAACAAAACTATCTATCCAAAATATTTCACTTCTTCTAATATTGTGGTTAGAGCCACCTTTACCACCCAAGCCACCAATCTGTGCTTCTTTAAAATGTGGTTTTGCTAAATCAACGATTGCGTTACATATCTCAGGTTTTATAGCATTTTTCGCTACTATTATATTTCTTTTCATATCACTTGTTCTGCGTATAGTCCTATTCTTTTATCGTAAGCATACTCTTTGTTTTTTCCATTTTTTTCTACATAATGTAAAAAAACTTGTGAGTGCCAATCATATTCTAAATCATTTCTCCAATGTTCTTGTTCACAACCTTTATAAATAACACCCTCACCAGGCATTGTTTTAAAACTTTTATCTTCAACAAAAAATCCCCAAGAACAAGAATCATCAGATGCTCCTAAAGTTAAAGTCACGCTTACTTCACAAGACGGTCTATCTTTATGAGGAGGACAACACTGTCCTTTGTAGTATGTTCTCCAAAAAGAATATGTTGGTATCAATTCTTCTCCGTAGTGTTTTTCTACTGTTGGTTGAATAAATGAAAGCATAGCTTCCATTACTGGATCATAAGGTAGTTGTGTTGTGCCACCAAAAGGAATAACACCATTTTTATCTCTCTCTGGCACTCTGCCTACCAATGGCTCTACTTGTTTTACATGATGCAAAAGATAATTAGCAAGGGAGGAATCTATGAACTTAATAACATTATTAGTTTTAGGTTCGGTCATTTTTTTATAATAATTTTCTCTATCTTCAAATTTAATTTTGTAAAGATGTCTATCATTATAATAACCTAATTTCTTTAAATGAAAAGAAGATTTTTGAAGAGTAGACAGTCTTTGAACAAAAACGGTTCCGTGGTGCTTAAACTTAGATCCAGTAATTACACCTTTAGTTTGATATGGATGTGATGTCATAAAGTATATATCTTTACTAACTAACAAACCATTAGATATAGATTCATTTAAGTCTTTGAATTTGTCACTATATTCTTTTACATCTAAATTAAAATTAAAATCTATTATAACAATAACATCTAAATTTTTATTTATTAATTCTTCTGCTTTTTTTAAAAAAATAGAATCATCGTTATCATATTTGAATATGACAGGCACTCGTCCCTTGTTCCATTCTTCTTTTGCATATGGACACTTCGGAACATTATTATGTTCTAAATTAGGTTTTGATAAACTTTCGGTAAGATCTTTAAGTTCTTTTAAAACCTCGGCTTCTAAGTCTACGACCAAGGAAAACTTGCTGTAAAGTTACCTTCAGAATCTGTTGATCCTTGAGCAGTGGCTCCTTTAATATTCTCTAGAAATTCAATCTCGTTATTTAAATGACTTTTGATTGTTTCTATTGTTGTGGTAGTTAATCTAGTTTCAATCCAACTTACAACATTGGCTTGACTAACACCTGAGTATGCAGTGAAACTATCTGCTAACCCACCTGTATTCATGTCAAGATCAACTGTATGATCTGCAAATACCTCACTATCGTTTCCAGATACTCCTTTTAATGTGCCTTCAACTCTTGCTATTACATCACTATAAGTTTTGCCACCAGTTGTAATATTTTTGGTGTAAACTTTGTCCACTGTCCATGAAAATGAATTTGCCATTTAGTCTCCTTATGATTGCACAGTTCCGTTGACTGTGCCGTTATTAGTAAAAGTTAATGATATCGGACTCGCTCTTTCAACTGCTAATCCAGAAGCACCCACACTTCCTGCTGATCCACCAGCAGAACCATCTGTTGATGAGTTTGTCCCAGCTTGACCAGCTTGACCAGCAGAACCTGCTTGACCAAAGCCACCACCGTCACCGCCGTTACCTCCGTTGCCACCATTACCAGCAGAACCAGTTGTTCCACTTCCTCCAGAACCTCCAGAATCACCACCAGGTTGATTGTTAAATCCTCTGCCTAAACCTCCAGCACCACCTGCTGCTCCTGCATGTCCACTAACTTGGTTTTGTGTTTGTTGAGGAAAGGTTCTATATATTTTATGAAATCTTTGATAATGTCCTTGGTGACCTGGAGGTCCACCACCAGCAAAATATTGAGGAGCATACTGATCTTGATAAGGGCCTCTATAGTAAGTGTATTGTCCTTGAGTCGTTGATGTTGCTTGTGGGATAGGTGAATAGTTTGTGCTTCCCCAACGATAATATGAATACGCATATGAAAAGTTGTTATATACGTTTGAAACTAAATAACCTGGAGCGGATCTTTGCCATAAAGGACCTTCTTGACCAGTTGTTTGTTGTTGTTGAGAGAGGTTACCACCTAGTCCACCT